ATGCCGGCGAACCCATCCAACTGTCTGCCGATCAGGCCCGCGAGCTTGCGCCGCCCTTCGGCGATGTCGTCTCGCTAATCGATGAAAAGGGGAAAGCGGATGCCAAGCTCGACCGGCGTCAACGCCGCAACCGGCGCACCCCTGACTGATTGGGATCATACCCAGCAGTCAATTGCCAAAATCCTAAACACGCCGATTGGCGCTCGCGTCATGCGGCGTGATTTCGGTTCGGAACTGCCGGACCTTGTCGATGCGAAGATGACGCGCCGCAATGTGCTGGCGCTCTATTCCTCGGCCGCAATCGCAATCCAGCGATGGGAACCGCGTTTCCGGATGCGGTTCGGAAAAGTCAGCCGTGCCGACGCGAGCGGCAAAATCTCGCTGGAAATCTTCGGCGTCTATTATCCTCTCGGCCATCGCGGCGATTATTCCATTGCGGAAGATCAAAGCACGCGGGTCGTCATAGCGGGCAGATCATCATGACACTTGCTGTTTACGCGCCGGCCGCCATCGACGTTTCGCGCCTGCCGGCTCCGGATGCCATCGAGGCGCTGGATTTCGAAACCCTCTATTCGGCCTTCAAGGTCCGGTTTCTGGAATTCTGGAACCAGATGCGCGCCATCAATCCGGCCTTGCCGGTCTATGACGTGCAAAACCTTGAAACCGATCCTGCCGGCATTGTCGGCGAAGCGTGGTCTTACCTCCGTCTGATGGATCGCCAGCGCGTCAACGATGCCTTTCGGTCGCTGCTGGCGGCCTATGCCAAGGGCAGCAATCTGGAAGCCATCACAGCCGGCCGCAACATCGTGCGGCTGGTTGTCGCCTCTGCCACGCCCAGCTCGGCCGCCATCATGGAAAGCGATGACGCCTTGCTTCGCCGCTATCTCCTGTCCTTCGATTTGCCGGCTGCTGGTTCGGCCGGTCGCTATCTCTTCGATGCCTGGACGGCGTGGCCGCAATCCGCTGACAAGTCGATAGGACTTTGGGATGCGCGCGTGAACGGCAGGGCGGTCCACGGCCGGCGCGGTGATACGGATGTTGTCATTGCCGGGCCGATGGGCAGGCTTCCGACAGATGCCGAGCTGGCCATTATCCGGGCTGCTGTCACGCATCCGGACCGCGCGCCGGAAGCCGTGGCCATTTCGGTCATGGCGGCCGGCCGCACTGAATACGCGGTTTCGCTCTCGCTCGAAATTGTGGCCGCTCGCGCCAGCGCCGGCGTCATCAAGGCGGAAGCGGAAAAGCGCATCATCGCGGCGGCAACCTCCCGCATCTTGATTGGCGGCGAAATCCCGCAAGCCCTGCTTTCGGGTGCAGCCTTCGGCGATGGCGTGATCCGGGTGCGCGATCTTGCGCCCGTTGTCATCGAGCCTGACCCGTACAAGGTGCCCGTCATGACCAGCCTTGATGTTCAGATCGAGGTGCGGGCATGAGCGATGTAGGCGTTTTGCTTCCGCCATCGTCGGAGGAATTCGAGAAGGCGCTTGCCGCCGCAATGTCGGATGACTTGCCGATCCCTTACGCCGTGCTGATGGACCCATACCAGACGCCGGCGCGGTTCCTGCCTTGGCTTGCCGTGCATCACTCGGTCGATCTGTGGTTTGACGATTGGACCGAAGAGCGAAAGCGGGAAATGATCGCGCAATGCGCCGGCGTTTCCACGCTCTACCCGGCGTCACCTTTGGCGGCGCTGAAAGGCACCCTTGCCGGACTGAAGCGCTATCTTGCTTTTGTCGATGCGGTCATTGTTGATCGCATCGCACATCCGAACCGCTTCACCTTTGGCCGGGCGGTGATCGGGCGAACGCCCATCGCGCATAAGGCATTCGTTGCGCACTACCTGGTGCGCGTCACGCTGACCGCCCCGAAGAACCGCTTCCAGATCGGCCGCAGCGCCTTCGGGCGAGCCGCCATGACTTCAGTCAACCTAGAACCCATCCGCCGCGCCAAACTCGCCATGACCACCGCCAAGACGCCGGAAACCCTTTACTCGGTTTCCTTCGCATGGCGGCGCGGCATCACCTTTAACGACAACATCTTCATCGATGGAAGCCATGCCTTCGGCGGTTACATGGACCGCAAGCGGCTGGATTGAGGGAAACAACATGCAGAGAACCGCTTTTTCCGAAGCTGAAATCGCCGATCATGCGGATTTCGAAGCCATTGGTTTGCAGGCGCAGGACGCAGCCGATCATCTTTGGCTCGATGCCATTGGTTATCCCGCCCATTGGGCAGCTTTCACGGTCGCCCGCAAATCCGCGCAGGAAATCACGATTTCGACCGGGCGCTATGTCGCCGGCAAGATCGTCTATGCGCAGACCGAACCGAAGGATATGAACCTTCAGCTTCACATTCCGGTCGCTGCATCTGACCAGCGATGGGTTGCCATTCTTCTGCGCGGCAAGGAAGTCACCGACACGGAAACCCGGCCGTTTGAAACGTCGGACGATCCGGAAACCAGTGTTATCGTCAACCGCACCACGCCTAAGACGATCCGCCGCGTTGTCGAGCTGATCGTGAAACAAGGCGAAGCGAACCCGGTTCCGGTTAAGCCGCTTGTGGACGCAACGGACGCCTGTATCGCTTTCGTGCTGTTGACTGCTTCTGGCGTCGATACCATCGAGCCGGCGAACAGCGACCGCGTAAAAACCCTCTACGAAGTGGAAGGCCGCGTCACTGCGCTGGAAGTCGATCTCGATGGCCTCTTTATGCGTACCGAGACAATCGAAACGCAGATCGTCAACATCAAGGCCAAGCTGACGGAAATCCCGCGCCCTGTCATCATCCGACAGATGCAGCGCGATATTGGAGCTGCCCGCCTGAAAGTCGATCTTCCGGATGAAGCGCGCGCTTATGTGTTCGACCAGGCGCTCACTCCCGACCGTTGGGACAACACGCATGTTGACTGGCTGGCTCGCATTGAGGAAGGCGTGCGGTTCGGCTTTGCCGCCGAGGCTCAAGCCCGGCTCGAAGTTCAAGCGGAAGATGATCCGAAGATCTACTTCCGTGGCCGGCGCATGGTTCCAGCCTTTGACGAAGTGACGCGCATCGCGAATACCGCGCTGGATTCCACGTTGCTGATTTCGCAATTGCAGCACACCCAGATTACGGCCATCCGAAAGGAAGCTTCTCGCGTTCGGGTCACCTATGGCCCGACGCAATGGGCTTGCGAAAATCAGGCCGGCTGGTCGGCTCTTGGCGGCGATGCGCGTGTCGGGCAGATTTTCACGATCAATGGCGAGCAATTCGAAGTTGTCGATATTCGCGCCAACGGCGGTCCCGGTCATCAGACCTATGGCGTCCGGCAAATCCGGTACGAAAACTATAACGAGGTCTATTGGGAATATGTCACCGAACAGATCGGGCTTAACGGCTCGATTTATGGGCAGACCTTCCTTGTCGCCCAGCCCATGCAGGCGACAAGCCTTGAGCTGTCATTTGCCCGCGTTGGTAATGATGGTGATGTCCATGTCCTGGTCGTGGAAACCACGGCTGGCGGCGTTCCCCGTTTCGATGCGGTGCTGGCAAAAGGCCTCTTGAAGCACGCGGATATCAAGGTCGGCTGGAATAAGGTTGAGCTGCCCATCACGCTACTGGAAAGCGGAAAGCGCTATGCGTTTGTGACCGTGACGACTGGCCAGCACGCGCTTCATATCTCCGGGTCGAACAAATATACGGGCGGAACGCAATTCCTCACGACTGACGGCGCTTTCGCGCAAGGGTCGATGGAAACCGATATTTGCTTCAAGCTGAATGCGGCACGCTATCGCAGTCCGCGCACGGTCATACCGATGCGGGCGCTCAACCTCGCGGACGGCATGACGCAAATCGACATGCTGTTTGCCGGTTGGGTGCCGGGCGGTTGCCAGCTAGGATGGGAAATCCGCCCTTCCGGCTCGGCCGTCTGGACAGAGCTGGACGATGGCGATCCGGCGACAAACCCGCTTGTGGGGCTTCCTGCCTCTGTCGAGCTGCGAATGGTCATGATGGGTACGGCTGATTTGCAGCCGATGATCCAGCTCGACGACAAGGCGATTTCGCGCGTGGCCCGTAATCGAAGCACGATGCGGGCAGTAAGCAAAAGCCTGCCGTTCGGCTTTTCTACCACGCATGTCCAGACACAATACACGCTGGATAGCTTCGATCCGGTGCGACACACCTTCACGCCTGCCATTATGGTGGGCAACACGGTTGTAAACCCTGATGCGACGGTCGTTACCGTC